ATCATTAGCAACTTTAACCATACTTTCTAAAGGAAGTGAAACAACCTCGTTATTAGAAAATGGTTTGGATGACTTAAGACCCTCAACAACAAGTTTTCTACTTTGGATTTTACTTTCCAACATAACAACATTACTTGAAAATAGGTTGTCTATTTTTTCGTATTCGTTTTTTGTGTTAATGTTATTTAACCATAAACTAATTTCTTGGATGTCCTTTTTATTAATTTTGTTTAATGCGTTCTCATATATTGTTATTGACCCATTAATAAAATCATTCGCCACTGATTCGGACAAACCTTTATTAGATGAAAGTTCATCATATAAATAATAAATTTTACTTATATTTTTGTTCTTTTTAACCAATTCATTAAAGATAAAAATATTATCTTTTAACGTGTTTTTATTGTATGACTCAATTAAACACTTTTCTATTTTAGATTTTAAAACACCAAATTTCATATTTTTTTTTATTATAAATATTAACTGTTTAGTAATTTATCAAGTTCTTGTTCTATATCCCCTAAAGAATTTGACGCCTTTGATAAATCAATATATTCATCCCCAAATATATCATCACTTTCTAAAAGTAAGTTTAAATTATTTTTCTTAATACTTTCAGGGATTGGTGGTCCTCCTGCCGACTCTGCTCCTCCAGGTGGTGGAGGTGGTCCTCCTCCCATTGGTGGAGGTGTTGACCCTCCTGCTGCTGGATCGGCACCCGCAGTTTGGGTACTTCCTGTTTGAGTTTTATAAAGTTTATCTACAGTATCAAAGAATCCTGTGTGAGTAATTATTGTTGGTGTATTTGCCAATTCGGCTGACACCGCCCTTTCTAATCTTATTTGTTGTAATTCTAATTTAATTTCTTCATCAGAAAAACCAAAAATATGTTTTTTAGCCCAAGTTGCGGATGTAGGTTGTAGTGAATTTGGAATTTCTGTAACCATATCCTTATACAATAAAACCTTTTCTTTCCATACCTCAACCATTAATAAATCGGCCTGTTTAGATGGATTAGTTAAACCTAAAGTAAAGTTATTTAATTCATCCTCAAACCCAAGTAAAAATAAATGTATAATTGCAATTTTATTTAATTCCGAAATTATACTTTTTTGTATTTTATGAATAGTTCTTGCAAATCTAATATCTAATAAAGATAAATTTTTACCATCACCCACCGCTTCTTCAAAACCTATATACGCTTTTGGTATTCTTAATGCGGTTAATAATTTCTTTTGGATGTATTCAATATCGGCAATCTCAGAAAGATTTGCTGCCCCTGCCAATGTCTCAATAGGCATTGTCTGTGTTGCGTCTCTAACAGGAATAAAGTAATCTTGATCTACCGCCATTTGGTTGAAACGTAAATCAACATTACCTGTTTTAGAATCAACAATTTGATCTCGTTTAAATTTATTTGCCACTCTTTGTACGTAAGCCTCAACATCTTTATCGTCCATATTACCAACAAAGACTTTAAATACTCTTCTTTCGGGAGCTCTTGATGTTCTATAAATTAACATAGCATCTTCCGCCAATACAAGTTGTTTCCATATTCTACGAGCCTTTTCTAACATCGATGTACCATATGGTAATTTTCTATCATCACCTAGCAATCTAAAATGGGCCATTTCCCAAGTGTTAAACTCCATATCCTTATTTTTCCAAGTAAACCTTAAGTTTTTCTCGTTTTTTGTTGATGGGGTGGTGTTTATAGTCCTGGATTCCATACCTCTTTCTAATCTTTCGATTTCAATATTAGGTAATTGCATACAACTTACAATACCTTTTTCAGGGTCAAGTTTTAAGTAAACAAAGTTATCACCATACTTACACATGTTTCTTACCCACATTTGTAAGTTTGTATTAATATCTAAATTATTATTAAATAAATCTACTAAGATACTTTTAATTCTTTGTGATTCAGAATAAACTTGTAATATAAACCCATCATGGTTTGATGTTGTTGACTCCTCAGCATATATATCCAAGGCCGTTGAGATTTCTGGTGTATATTCCATAGATTCATAATCGTAGAATGCGGACATTCTGTTTGGTTCGTAATATACCGCTTGACTGTATAAGTTATTTTCAATCTTTTTCCAATTATCACTTAAAAATAAAGTTTGTTGGATTTCTAATTTCTCTTTTTCAAATTTAGACTTATCGGTAGTCTTTAATATTTCTTTTTTATCAAACCTATAGGTAGGATCATCCATCCCTAATAATGAATTAGGTCCGAACGTTTTGGATAATCTTTGCCAAATCGTTAAATTTTTTTCGTTTTGTTCCATAATTAAAATTTAACTTATAATTTTTTTTTATAAAGTTTATTGTCTTATATTATAAATATATTCCATTATTTTGTTGTGGTGGTTGTTGTGGTTATTTCTTCAATCATATTATACTGACTTTTCTTGTTAAAAGTTGGTTTAATAACTTTAACACTATAGATGCCTTGACCTGTTATAATTAAGTCTGAACCCGCAAATATTTTACCACTTTTTTTTCTCTGAACACTACCCATAATTATAAATATTACCTACCACCAAATAACCACCCGTATTTAATGTAATCATCTTTTGTTGCGGCATTAATTTCCCTACCAAAATTATCTCTTTTAACATTCATGTTAGGTAACAATGGATTAAAGTGAGCCTCTTTTGCAACAGAATCATTTGACGCTACGGTCCAAGACTCCAACATAACCTTAGCTTGTTGGGCAACCTTTTCTAATTTTGTAAAGGAAGACTCCCCAACATAAATTGCCATTGATATCCCCATGATAAGGTCATCATGTTGTCCTCTTTGGTGATCTGGTCTACCATTTACATATATAAAAGTGTTCATTTCATTATATAATCTAACACTTTTTATTTTAAATTTGTGTCTAACTGCCTCCTCAAATGACGCAATTATTTGTACTCTTTTATTATTAAAGTTAATTCCGGGGATTTTATCCACCGCCTTACTTGCATTAGACCATATACTTGTGGTATCAATACCCTCAACGTATAAACTTTTGTACCCTAATTCTTGTAATTTTCTAACTGTTGTTATTCCCATACCTCCGGTAATATCAACAACAATAAACGCATTATACATAATCCCCCATTTATATGCGATCTCAGCAAGAGAATCAGGTGGAATTTTACCAACGTATTCAAAAACTTGTTCTCTCGCATCAAAATCAATAATTTGTATTGAACTAAAATCCTCACTATCCCCTCTTGATACGTCAACCCCCATTATGTATTTATTACCCAATATTGGTTCTTTCCACATCCATAATGAGTTACCCATTAATTTACCTTCAGGTTCTAAAAGGGTGTTATTTTTTATTTCCTCTAATTGTTTATTATCAAATACATTATCCCCTGAACCTAAGAACTCACAATTTAACTCTTGATTGATCTTCCTCTTATCGTACTTTAATTTTTTAACCATTTTTTCGTACCAATTTGAACACGGTTTGTATCCCTCTTTAAAGTATTTAGATATTTCCGTATGATCCCTAACATACGGGTCAATATGTGCAAAGGAGACATGTTTAGACTCATCCTGTTCATCTTTATTTAAAAGATAATGCACAAGATCATCTGTAGGAACTAAAAACAAATCTTTGGCGTATCTTGGATCTCTCCACCAAAACATTTCAGAAATTTTAAAGTTATTAAAACCTTTTAATGTTTGATCATATATTTCGTAATATATTGGGTCATAACCATTTGGTGTTGATACTACAATTACTTTACCTCCAGTAGATAACGAGGCCATACAAGCCGGCCAAAAATCACTATCGGCCTCGATAAATGCCGCCTCATCAAACACAAGAATGGTTGGGGTAAATCCACGTAACGCATCTTTTGATGTTGCTACCGCCTTTACTTCACTACCATTATTTAATTTATAATGTTTTTGTGAGTTTTTATCTATGGAAAATCCAGCACCAACCCACGAAGGCCATTGATCAACAAACGCTCTTATTTTATTAGCCATTTCCATTGAGGTATCAAGTTTGTTGGCAATTATTAGAATTTTTTCAGGTTGGGTCTTTTTTGCAAAAACTAACCTTTTTGATACCCAAGCTGCAGTAACGGTAGAAACTCCTGCCTGTCTATATTTTAATGCAATGTTCTCTTCGTAGTCCTCGTAATCTTTCAATAAAGAAACTTGATCAGGAAATAGTTGTAATGGTACGTATTTAGATACTGTATTATCGTATGTTTGTAGATATGTTTTTAAGGCGTATTCCGTATCTTTCATACACCTAACATATTCTAACATCACTTGTTCTTTTGTTAAACTCATAAAGTTTTTTTATTATAAATACTTTAAATAGTTTATTTAATAAAAAACCCACCTTTTGGGTGGGTTTACTATTTTTAATTTTTAGTAGGCTAAATCATCATCATTATCATAATTATATTCATCATCCTCATCATCTTCACCTTTAAATCTCTGATATTCCTTTTTAGCCTTTTCAAAAATGTCCTTAAATTCTTTAACCGCTTTTGCGTTATCTTCTTTTCTATTTGAAACAACATTTGCAATTATTTGTTTTAGGAATCTTTCCGCCGGTACCTCATAAAGGTTCTTTTCAAAGAACGGCATATAAATACGACCATCAGGATCTAAAACTAATTCTTCAGGTAACATTGTTCTAATTTTTCTTGCTAATTCAGCACCAATTCTGAAGTTCATTGGTTCATGTTCCATTGTGTCAGTTTGACTAATAACTTGTTGTGCCATTTCAGGATCCATTCCTTTCCACTGTTGTCTTGTGGTAACCATACTAAAAGCCTTATCAACCTCATGTAATAAAATTGGGAAGATTAATCCATTTGCAAACCAAGTATCTTTATCCATTTCTTCTCCACTTTGGTCATCATCCTCATCTTCATCGCTTTGTTCTGGTTTGGCTTTACCTGCTGATCCTGCCGCATTCCCCCCTAACATTTCAATTAGTTGTTGGTTGGTAAAATACATTAAATCATTTGCTCCCATAATTTTATTATACAATTCGTATAAAGATGGGTCTATAGCATCTAATCTATCTTTATATGCCTGATAAGCGTATTGACCTCTTTTTGCCTTACCCATCACATATGCATTTATAACGTGTCGTTTTTCAATCTCCAATTGTTTTTCTTCTTCTGGAGTTAATTCATCAATGTCAAATGAAAAGTTTGCGGGTATTTGTAGTTTTTCATTTTTTTTAGGTTTCATTTGAAATATTTTTGGGTCTATCGATTGTTCCCCAAGGAAAGTTAAAAGATTCATCAATTCAAATTCATAGATGGTTCCCCCATC